ATTTTTAATACGAAAGGCTTTGTCGACTGTAGCCATTCTTTACTCCTTTGGGTCAAGCCTTCAAACCAGTGCGGTAGTACCTTATGGTCATCGGCGTTAGTGTTGGTGTTACCGTCATGCTAATTGTACCAGAATTTAAACTGGCAGTTATATTTCCAACATTATTTCCAGTATTAGCAACTGAGGCAAACTCTGTAACATTTTGGTTAGTTCCATCAAAAACTAAGTTAATTTCAGTACTTCTATAAGAATTTGACCCAACATGTGACAACTGAATCATATACTTTACAGTTCTCCATACAGAGGTATCAATAGTGTCAAAGACTGTTGCTGACTCTATACCATTTACTGTTACGGCGTTATTTCCATCCCCGCCTAAAGAGTCTGCTCTAAAAGATGCTGTATCAATCAAATCAGCGTAGTCTTGTCCTGTTGGTCTATCGCCAGTCTCAAATTTTGCTTTTAGTTGATTGATGGGTAGGATTGCCATATTGTGATTATATCATAAAATATAGTTATTCAAACCAACGATAGCAATGCCAATTGGAGGCACATCTATAGGGCTATAACCTGGGACTTTAATATTTGTTATTCTTATTTTAAAAGGAAGTTCATATAAAACAATAGATTCTCTATTTTTACAGGTAGGGTTAATTTCAACAACCCTTTGACTGTCTGTATTAATAACAGTGGCTGTTGCCATTAGTCAGTGATATCCTCTACCATTGTTACGGTACCCTGCAAAACTGTCCAAACTACCTCATCTAATGGTAGAGACATTTGAATATCAAACTGGTCTTCAGTTTGTAAAATCTCTGTTTCAGAAGATTCTAAAAATACTGTAAACTCACCGCTACCGTCATCTGGATCTGCTTCTGGAAATACTTCAAGAACTGGATTGCTTGTTGCGCCTTCTCTATAAAAATCCATTTTAATTGTCCAATCAGGAATTACCAAAGGATTTCCAGAGTCATCCTGTACATACATTTTAAAAGATGCCGTATCTCCTCTAACAATTGTCCATACGGATTGTGGTGGTATAGAGCCAATTTGATATGGTGACTGATTTCGATATTGTGCCATTATGCTAACCCTGCTTTCATAGATCCCCAAGTGCCATTACCTTTAAATGAACCAACTAAAATAGTTCCATTAACATTTGCTTTTGAAACAACTCCGACTACACCTGAGTTTGTTGTTGCTGTAATTGGTTGCGTTGCAGTCAGACCACCGCTTGATCCAACATATAGTGTATCTCCAGCGGTATATGTAGAAGTATCAACTCCTGTAAACACACCAGAAATAACTACTACACCATCGCTACCATTTCCAATTGATGCTTGTGCTAATCCTATTACTGGAAATGTTGTTATATCACTTGCTTGTGATTTTGTAACTTCGGGCTTACCACTTGTAGAATTATATGAAGAAATATAAACTGGATCTGCTTTATTTATTGTTACACCACTATCATTTGTAACTTCAATAGTATGATAAGGCAAACCAATAGTAGGTAAAATAACCTCTATACGCTCTGCTAATGCTTGAATATCTCCAGCAACATCTACTGGGTCAGAATTGACAGGGTAAGGAATATCATATATTGTTGTTTCACCTGATGCCATAGTTATTATATTATATCACTTCACGTAACTTGACTTGCGGGTAATATTTATGTTATACTAGTGCTATAGCACTGTTATGGTGCTATATGCATTTTAGGAGGAAAAACTTGAATAACAATAAAATGCTTGTAGGGGTAATTAGTTGCACATTTGTTTTGGTCTCTATTTTGGGGGCTATTCCAAGTAATGCTGCTAGTAATAATTTATCTAAAAAGGGAGCAGTTTCTCTTGCCACCCCAAAGGTGGCTTTTCTGCTTTCTAAGGATAAAAATAAAGAAATACTTACTAAGTATGAAAATGCGACAAGTTTGACTGACAGCCAGTTGGTTGAATTACTTAAGGCAGTAGGGTTCACTGGAAAAGGTCTAAGAACTGCTTGGGCAGTTGCTAAGGCTGAATCCAATGGTCGTCCATTTGCTTTTAATGGAAACACCAAGACTGGAGATTCCTCTTATGGTATCTTTCAGATTAACATGCTTGGAACTTTAGGTCCAGATCGTAGGGATAAACTTGATCTTGATTTAAATGCTGAACTATTTAGCCCAGTTAAAAACGCAGAAGCCGTGTTTCACATGACTAAAGGCGGAGAAGACTGGAGTTCATGGTCATCAATAAAAACTGGTGCTGCGAATAAATGGTTAAATAAATTTCCTAATAAATAATTGGAAATAAAAATACCCCCTTGGCTTTATGCCTTGGGGGTTATTTTTTTAATATTTATTGAAAATCAATCCAAGATTGTGTTACTTCATCCCAAATATAAAGACCACCATCTTCTGGATATGGAACTGGAGAAATCCAATCAAAAATTGTTGTATCTAAAATCCATGATGGAAATGGTTTTGGTGGTATAAAAGCATCATTTTTTTCGTCATACGTATAGCCAATGCCTGCATAGTTTTTTCTAAATGGTGTACCGCCTAATTTATGTTCATTGTGATATGTATTATAAGAAGTTCTTTTACAAACCTGACCACGGAATTCACCATAGTAAGTTTCCCAATCAGAAATACCTTCTACAACTTCATTTTCATCTTTTCCAGTAATTACTTCTGTAACGATGTTGTTTTCATCTAAAAATGCATAGTGTCCCATTAGAATGTCACCGAACCTGTTCCTGCTGTAAATGAATAAACTTTATATCCACTTCTTGAAGAAGTGTCTTTTGTATATGTTAATCCTGCACCAATACTTGTTATATCTGGATATGAACTTGGATAAGCAATAATTACAATTCCAGATCCACCAGAACCACCACTACCACCTGTTCCACTTCCTCCGCCTCCACCACCTGTGTTTGCAGTTCCTGAACTTGCGCCACCGCTTCCAGTTCCAGCACCGCCACCACCAGAACCACCAGCACCTCCAGAACCACCTTCAGGTCCGTAGGCTCCCCCACCTCCACCGCCACCACGAGTAACTGATGAACCAGTTATTGATGAAGAAACGCCAGCACCGCCAGCACCACCTACTTTATTTGAACCATTCCAGTCAACACCGACTGCACCTGCACCACCACCGCCACCTGGTGGATATGCATAAGCAGATGAAGCAGCAGCGCCGTGTCCTTTACCTCCAGCATAACCTTCTACTGGTGAATAACCGCCCTCATTACCAGCAGCACCTGGTGCACCTGATGGATATGATCCATTCCAAGATCCACCACCTCCAGAACCACCAGTTCCAGGAGCGCTTGATTGATTTATTCCATTACCACCACCTGTAGCAGTTAAAGTAGAAAAAACTGAATTATTTCCTTTTGTTTGTGCACCACCACCACTACCAACAGTAATAGTAAAAGAACCATTTGGAGTTGTTTGAGATGCAAAATATCTATAGCCACCAGCACCTGCTCCAGATCCAATATTTCCATTACCACCACCGCCGCCACCAGCAATAAGTAAAAGTTCAACTGTTGGGGTAATTGTTTTTGCATTTGAATTTAATCCATAAGCCTTTGCACCACCTATGAGTTCTGTTAATGGACTCATGGGACTACCTACGCAAACTTAGTTTGAGATGCTAGAACTGTATATGTAGCAGATGCTGTTTTAATGATATTAAATACATAGGAGTCAATACTTGATGTATTACCAGAAGATGGCGCTGTACCACCTTGCCACTTTGGAGTAACAGATGCTCCATCAATTTGGAAAGCAGTTTGATAGTATGCTGTTGCTCCATTAGTATTTAAAAATACAACAGTAATCGAGTCTCCAGTTGTTAAAATTGAATTAAGAGATGTTGAAGAACTACCACGAACATTTAGTGTCCAGTTACCTGTTGCATTTGATGTATAAAGCATTGTTCCTGCAGTAAGGGCATCTAGTGCTACTGTTCCAGTTGCTGCAGATGCAACAACATTTACACGCTCTTCTGGTGAAACTAAAATTCCCTGATTAATTACTGGAGTATTTAATGTTGGAGTTGTTAATGTTTTACCACTCATTGTAAGAGTGTTATTTGTAGTTGCTACTACGGCTGTATCTACCGCCAAAGAAACAGTACCAGATGTTCCGCCACCTGTTAAACCTGTTGAGGCTGTAACTCCAGTAATATCAGCATCTACTGCTGTCCATGTAGATCCAGAGTAGTATTGAATTTGGTTTATTGTGTTTCCACCAGAGTCTTGACGAACAAAAGCAAGTGTTCCCTGTACTGGAGATGTTATTGCTGCATCTCTTGCAGCAGGATTAAGAAAGTTATTAAAACCATCTCTTAAAATAACAGTAGCATCTGTTGTTACAGTATTAAAAAATGTATGTGCTCCATACCAGTCGTAACCAGAAGCGGTGTCAGATTTAGCAGCAAGTAAATACCAAACACCATCAGTAGAGGTTGCCCCCTGCTGAAACATATATCCAGGTTTACCGCTTGAGTCTATTGTTATTGCCATAGTGATATTATAGCAGAATTAACTGCATCTCCTAATCTTAGTCTGCTCGTGGAATTTCAACCCACTGTTGATTTTCTTCATCCCATTCGTATGAAGCATCATCTGTAGGTTTTGGAACTGGTGCGTACCAGCAACATTCATCTTCATCTAATATCCAGGAAGGATATGGTTTTGGTGCAATAAATGCATCACGTTCTTCATCATATGTATATCCAGCACCAGCAAAGTTTTTTCTAAATCCTGGTTGATCAGTTGGTTGCCAATCTTCTGGATTTAATTTTTTTCCTGCTCTTGCTGTGTAAGAAGTTTTTACCCATCTTCCACCCAAATTATTAATTAGCCAAGAATAACCTTCGTCACCTGCTGGATCGTTATTGTCTCCAACTGTTACACGAAGAACTACATTATTTTCATCTAATTCTGCCCAGTGAGCCATTATCCACCTACCTGTGCTTTTGTATAACGAACAATTACAAGACCAGAACCGCCAGCGCCATTACCGCCTAGTGTGTAAGATCCACCGCCACCTGCTCCAACATTTGCTGCTCCAGCATTTGCCGATGCTCTAGAAGCATTTCCGCCTCCGCCAGCACCGCCAGAATTGCCATTAAATTCACCAGATCCACCACCACCTGCTCCAAGATAACCTGAGTTACCTACAACAGATTGGAATGTTGCATCCATTCCAGTTTTAATAACATTGATCCAAGAAGAGAATGAGGTAAACCCATTTGCTCCGTTACCTCCATTATCGGAAGAACCCGCAGAACTTCCTGCTCCTGCTGGAGATGCGCCACCTCCACCAGAGCGACGTGCTCCGATACAACTGCTATTATCAGTTCCGTATCCTGTGCCACCAGTTCCAGTCTGATTAGTTTGACCTCCAGGCTGTGATGCTTGTGCGTCAGATCCGCAACCACCACCACCGCAACCGCCAATTAGATTTGCCTGTACGTTAATACCATTATTTGCTCCACCATTACCGCCACCTTTTCCTCTAGTTAAAGTTCCAAAGATGCTATCTTGACCAGCATAAGACGTAGAAGGTACTTGTGTTGTATTATATGGTCCACCACTACCGACTGTTACAGTCCATGAAGATGAAGCAAGTGATTGGTTAGTTGCATAGAAAATACCACCACCACCGCCACCTGCCTGTGTACCAGATCCACCTCCACCAACAACAAGAACGTCAGCAGTTACTGGACCATTTGTAACTGTAAGGCTTGAATTACTTGTAAATGTTCTATAATAGTATGTTGAGTCTGAAGTTAAAATGCCACCGCTAACGGTAGGCAAACTTAAAATTGTTACTGAAGTACTTGGAGCACTTGCTGCAGAAGTTCCCGTAGAGTTTGATGCAGTAACTGTAAATGTATAAGAAGTACCACTAGTTACACCATTTACTGTAATAGTAGTTGATGTTGATGATGCAGAAATATTTCCTGGAGTTGATACTGCAGTATAAGTAGTTCCAGCATATGTTCCTGGTGTGATAGTAAGTGTTGCGCTTGTTTGTGTATTAGATGTTACAGCGCTAATAGTAGGAACAGATGGAATTGGTGTTACACCCGCAGAAAATGCATTATATTCAACACCAGAGTTAATACTTGATGCGCTAAATCTGCGGATTGTCATTATGCTATCTCCACTCCAGAAATATGGAAGTTTACTGTTGTAGCAGATGCAAGACCTGTAATTGTTGCTGCTGGATTGCTAGGTGGAATAACCTGCTTGATGCCAATAACAACAGAATCATTTGCAGCAATTGAAACTGTTTTTGCTAATACAGTTCCTGCAATATTTAATTCATATGTTGCACCAGTTGCAGCAGTATTTGTAACAACAATATCTGTAACTACTGTTGTTGTTGAGGTATTTGGTTGTGTATAAAGCGTGGTAGATGATGTTGTTGCTGCTCCACGATACAGTACCTTAGATGTTGTAGCCATTAATTACTACTCCTTTTTCTTTTAGTATGCACCCATAATATTCATGATCTCTAGTGAACTTAAATCAACTACAGCCCATGAAGATGTGGTTCCATCTGTATATAAATATTTGCCAGCGTTTCCAGATAGTGATGGTAGACCTGCGTCTTCGCCATTTACCCAAACTGTTCCGTTATATTTTAAAACCTGACTTGTTGTAGGAGATGTAATAGAAACATCTGTTAGTGAATCAAGAGATTGTGTTGTTAATCCTAATAGTGGATACCATGTATCATCGTCTTGATTGTATACATACCCTGGTTTCGGATCTGTGGTGTTGATAGTTGCCATTATTCCTCCTACATGGAATTATATCAGATTAATTGTACCACATTTCACTTGAATTCTTTGCGGCTCCACCACCATCTTTTATAGCCTTCCCACCAAACAGTATGCAACTTTTTATTTTGCATTAAAACCTGATCTATGTCAGTTTTATCGACATTCATCTGCCAAGACTCTCTTTTAAAAGGTATAACTTGAGCAATTGGAGTACCTGCTGGGATTATGCCAGTATATGTATTGTCTTTAAAAATAAATGGAAAATTAATTGGACCATGGTAAAGGTCAGTATCTACTATACCCTCTAAAATCTCAAAAGGCTGAGTATCTCTATGAACTGGATTTATAAAAAGACAGGAATATCCTTTTGGTGTTTTAATTGCAAAAGGTTGCTCAAACTTTCCTGCCCCGCCTAAACTGTCATCAAAACCAGGGTAGTCAGGCAATTGATGTGCGTCATGAGCAGTTACTGGTTTAGTAAAGTCACTACTAGAAGCATAATGCCAATATTTTACATTTCCTATTTCATTTCCAAATGGATCATATTCCATCTCATCACTAAAAGAAATATCAACCTGAGTAAACATTATATACCCAGCAGTCATTGAATCAAATACTGGCATACATTTTTTAATTGTTGGTTTGCCAACAGGACTATCTTTTACTTTTGCTTTTTTACCGCCTACATAACCTTCTGCATTTTTATACCAATCTGGAATAAATTTTGATGCAGGAACAGGCTCAATAAAAGATATGTCATCAACTGGAATAAACTTAATAATATTTTTTTTCATAACCCCACCTAATAAAAGTATACTACACTAAAAGTAGTATGTCAAACTGCTGATGGAATCCAGGATTGATTTATTTCATCCCAAGAATAGTCTTCACCATCATTTGGATATGGTGTTGGCGGATCCCATCTACAAGTCTCTTCATTAAAAATCCATGATGGGAAATCTTTTACAGGAATAAAAGCATCTCTAATTGGATCATATAAATATCCAACTCCTGCATAATTTTTTCTAAATGGTGTACCACCTAAAAGATGAACGCCACCAACTGTATTATAAGATGTTTGTCTCCAGTTAGAATGTCCACCAGACCATTCTGTTAAAAATGCAATACCTGATCCTTCTTCATTATTAGGATCAAGGGCTTCATTAGCAACAAGTTGTACTTCTAATACAATGTTGCTTTCATCTAGTTTTGCAAAATGTGCCATTAGAAAGTTATACTCCCTGCCCCTGTATATCTATAATAACGGAATCCACCACTTGTATAAGATGTTGGAGATCCAGTTGTTGATGCTGGAGTAATACTATCAGCCATTCTAACAATAACAACACCAGAGCCACCGTTACCACCAACTGTACCGCCTGGAGAAATTCCTGCTCCTCCGCCACCAGTTAATGAAGTACCAGCGCCACCTTGTGCGCTTCCTCCTCCACCAGAACCACCGCTACCATTTGTACCAGAGTTACTTGCTCCTCCGCCACCTCCAGCATAAAATCCACCTGAACCACTAGATGTAACAGTTGCCCATGTTGACCAAGTACTTAAACCACTTCCGCCATCTCCAGCCTTATTGGCATCAGCATTTCCTCCAGCGGTTCCAGCGCCTCCGCCTCCGCCACCACGACGTGCATTAGCGTTATTTGTATTTCCTCCAGGGTTACCGTATCCTGTTGCATTTCCCTCTGCGCTACTAAAGTTTGTTTGTGTTGAGTTTCCAGGTGTACCGCAGTCTTCTCCGCCACCTGCACCAGATCCACCACTAACTGTTAAGCCACCGCAACCTGCTCCTGCACCACCATATGCAGTAAAATTAGAAAAAGTTGAATTACCGCCATTAGATCCACTTGTTTTATTATATCCAGCACCTGTACCGCCAGATCCTACAGAAATTGAATATTGTGTTCCTATTGCTGCTGTGAATGTATCTGAATATACAACACCACCCGCACCGCCACCACCTGCGCCACCCATATTACCTTGACCAGCGCCACCGCCAGCAACCATAAGAACAGAAATTATTTTTCCTGATGCGCCACCATTAAATCTACCAAAACCTCTTGCAGATGCACCACCACGAGTTCCAATTAATGGCATCAGTATCTCCCCTATGCAAACTTAGATTGTGAAGCAAATGCTGTGAAAGCAGCGTTTCCTGTCTTTACAATTGTAATTGAATAAATATCTACTGAAGAAGTGTTTCCTGAAGAAGGGGCAGTTCCACCTTGCCACTTTGGAGTAACAGATGCTCCATCAACCTGGAATCCTGACTGATAATATGCTGTTGCGCCATTTGTAGTTAGCAAAGCAATTGTCAAAGACTGTCCAGTTGACATAACAGTATTAAGGCTTGTTGTAGCATCTCCACGAACATTTAATGTCCAGTTGCTTGTATTGCTTGCTGTAATATATGTAACTGCTCCATTTGTCAAAACATCATAAGTTGTTGTTGCTGTAGGAGCAGATGTTGATACAGTAACTTTTTCAAGTAACTGTTGAATATTTGTTGTACCAGTAATAGTTGGACCAGTAATAGTTGGTGATGTTAATGTCTTTGCTGACATTGTTAAAGTATTATTTGTTGTTGCAACTACTGTTGTATCTACCGCCAAAGAAACAGTACCAGATGTTCCGCCACCTGTTAAACCTGTTGAGGCTGTAACTCCTAAAATATCTCCTGGAGGAGTAATCCATTCAAGTCCACTTGTTGTTGATGAGTTAACAGAAAGAACATATCCATTAGTTGCTGCAACATTCAAAACAGAAGCAGTATCATTTGCAGTACCAACTATGATATCTCCTTTAGCATTAATTACTGATTGTGGAATAAAAGGATTATCTGTAATTGTTGCTGCATCTTTATCTACCCAAACAAGACCTGTTGTTAATCCAGATGTTGGAGCAGAGTTTGTAAAAATTGCTGTAGCAGATGTTGGTGCTCCACCAATTGTACCGTCAGAATCTACCCAGATAAAGCCGTCTGGAATTTCTGCAGGAGTAAAATCTCCTGGTACTGGCTGAGTATTATTTACTTCTCCACCTGATGATGGACGATTTTCAAGATCTGTGATATCTGCCTGAATATCATAAATAGTTTTTGCCATAGATGGCGTAACAAGATTGTTTGCAGATGTATTTGCTGGATCATATGAGTAAGATCCGTAGTGATAAGCACGTAGTGCTGCTTGAATGTCTGCTGCATCAGCATATCCTGGGATTGCTGTTGGAATTAACACTCCGATTGATTCTGTTGCCATTAGGTCACCTCTCCAAAATTATACCATAATTATGATACCGTTGGAGCCTCAACGATACTGATATGGAAATGTACAGTAACTGGCTCGTCAAGTCCTGACCAAGCACTGCTTACATATTCTATGGCTTCAAGATTAATAACTAAGTTATCTCCAGATCCTACAAGTGGTGGAATCTGCATTGCTGAAGCAACTGGATTTGTATGTGCAATGCTGTACTGAACACTAAAGTTTTCTGCAGTAAGCGGGGTACCAGTAACAGTAACAATGTCTGCAATTGGAATAACTACTTCTGCACTGCCTGACTCAAATGTAACATCATAGTTAGTTGAGTAAACAGCAGGATAAATGTCAAGAACCTCTACCCAAGAGTTTCCTCCTGGAGAAGCCTGATACTGATAAATATAACCTAGTTCTCCACCAGGTGATGTATTTATATATAAATCATTAAGGTTAGGCGTTTGTCCAATATCTATAATATTTGGATTTCCTACCCCAACAAAAAATTGGCTTCCACGAGTTCCTTGTGGTCCAATATCAACCAATACCTCAACAATTGGTGGTGGACCAAGAACTGTAATATCGTCGTTAGAAAGTAATACCTCTGGCATTATGCAGCACCTGTGACTTGTTCTGTTACCGTAATTGTGCCAGTGATTAAAGTGTAAATAACAGAAGGTCCAGATGTAATTTCAACGTCATAAACGTATGTGCCAGCATCTAAAGTAGATCCAACACCTGGCAGAATTGTACAAGTAACAATATCGTTTGTAGAATCTACAACAGCCTGTGCTTCAACACTGTATGTAGGATTATCACCACGGCTAGTTGCAATAAAAAAATCTGCGCTAAACCCTGTTAGATCAAAAGCAGATCCATCAGAATTTTTTGGGCGGATAACAAATTCATTTGTATCGCCTTTATAGTAACTAAAATTATATGTACCTGGAAATGCCATTATGCTCTCACCTTATAAACCTTATTGTCGACTTTAATTAAAGGTGGAAGTTCTGGACGTGGGCTACTAACCTTAATGACTGGCGGTAGATTTGTCATAGACTTCCTCCTGGAGTTACATTACCTAATACACATATTGTACCAATAACTGGTGTCCAAATTATATCTTCTGCAGTTACTCCACTAACAGTTTCATTTGGAATTGTTACTTGTAAATCAAATGGTAATTCGGCAACAATATTTTTATATCCTGTTCCCCAATTTTCTGTAATACAACCATCAACGCTAATTGTTACAGATCCTGTTGTAGCCTCTACTGGCAAGTTGTCTAAGACATTACCTAGCGGATCATATGAAGTTGCCTTATAGGTCCAGCCAGACGTGTCAAAAGAGGTAGTTTCATCAATCTCTAAAAAGTCAATTGTTAAACTTCCATTACTTCCACGTACAACTTTCCACTGAACATTAACTGGTTCAGCACCGAATTGTTCAAGAGATGTAGCGCAGGAAGAACATGCCATAATGTTTGATTATATCACAAAATAAGGCTGAACACCCTAGGGGCAGTGGGGGTGGGTAGAGAGCAACCTAGGGTGCCAGCAATTTGAATTATAACATTATTTGTGCTAGAATTTACTAAGGGGGTAATATGAAAGAAATTATTTTTTATCCAAGTTCTAAACTTGTAGAAGAAGTTGTTCCTGCACCTAAAAAAGTAGAGATTCCAGACTGGTATAAAAAAATTCCTAGTTACGAAGATATTTCTGGTGTGCCTAAAGGTACTATGATTGTAGAAAATAATGATATTAATACAACGGCAAAAACATGTATGCCATTTTTAGATTCTTTTACAAGTGGGTATACTTTTAATCTTTGGGCAGATATACAAATTAGACAAGTAAATGGCGGTCCAAGAATTACTTGGCTTCATAAAGAAGAAGAGTTAAGACAAGTCGAAAGTAGAAGCGTTCCAAGCCATATGCCTGTTCCTGTTGGATTTGAACCATTAATTTTTAGTTGGTGGAGTCATTGGGGAATTAAGACACCCAAAGGATATAGTTGTTTATTTACGCACCCGCTTAATCGCTCAGATCTTCCTTTTATAACAACAAGCGGAATTATGGATACTGATGAGTGGGGCATTTGGGGAAATCAGCCATTCTATCTACAAAAAGGTTTTGAAGGTGTAATCCCCGCTGGAACTCCAATTATCCACGTATTACCGTTTAAGCGTGATGACTGGCGTGGAGTACAAGATAAAACTGGAAAACTTATGGAATGGGCTAATTACGAAAAGACCAGGCAAAATTCTAAATTCAGAGGTTACTACAAAAATAAGTATTGGAAAAAGAAAAATTACCAGTGATATTAAAAGTTATCAAAAAGTTATAAAGAAAACCAGGAATTGACTTGACAAGCCAGGATATTAAGTGTATAATTTAAATATATAAAGAAAAAAGAAATATCTTAATAAATTAAATATCTTTATATATTATATATATAGTAAATAGTAATTATTTGCTAGGGTGATCTTTAAGATGGTCAATCATTAAATCAAACACTTTATCCATTTTATCTTCAAGCCGTGTAACCTGATCTTTTAAACTTGATCCAGAATTTGGCTTAAGTTCGGACAAAATCTCTTCGACGTATTTTTTCACAATCCACCTCGCACCTACTCCGACAATGCCAATTATGGACAAAACCGTTAAAATCATTCCAGCCCAATCTTGTGCAGTCATGAAATGAATTATATCATTATTTGAGATAAAATTCGGCGGGTATAAACCGAAGCCGAAAATAGAGTTACAAACCTTCCTATAGACAAACAATGTATGCAAGCATACACTATGTCTAGAAAGTTGTGTTTATCTCTGGCATAGGCTATAATTAAAGGATGTGGGAGTTTTTGTTAGAAATGAGCATTGCTCTGATAATTAGTATTGGCATATGGAGTATTATTAAAAATGTCTTCAGACAATAAGGATGTTACACCTTGGGATTTAATTAATGGTTCTCCAAGATCGCCAGAAGAATTGGCTGCATACCGCCTTGAAATATGCAGAGGTTGTGAACATTTTTCTAAATTATCCCAGAGATGTAAAAAGTGTGGATGTTTTATGAAATTAAAAACACAATTAGAAAAAGCATATTGTCCTATAGGGAAATGGTAGTTATCCCCAGGACTGTTGTTGTAGATATGCCATGTAGTTTAAAAATATAAAAATTGCTAGTAATAATACCGCCGCAAATTTCAAATAGACCACCAGCCCTGTAATGTGGCTTTTCCAGATGCGATCCATTCTCTATGTAACTCTGCTTGATATGCCCAATCTAGTTTATGTGTATACCCGCCACAAATAGGGCAAATCTCTTCTTCCATTTCTTGATATACATGTTTGCAAAAGGTCATGTTTTTATTATAGCAAAAATCTGAAAATTTTTCTAAGATGTATGATGCATGATTTATAAAAATAAAAATAAAAAAAATAGTGAGCACACCACAAGGATCAGCGCAAAGGCGCTGTACCCTGTAGGTATCCGTCAATTCCTAAAATATCACATGTAATTTTTACACGTTGATTTTTCTTTAGTGACTTTTTGTATAAGTCAATAAAATAAAATACATTTTCTTTAGTTGGCAATTCCATTGTGCTGGTGTTGCCTGCCATGCTTGTTATTGTTAGTTTCATTTCTTTCCTTTTCTAATTTATCTTTGTACCATTGGGGGTAATGTGAGCGGTCATAGTTTTCTATGGTACCCCCTGCTTCTAGGTGTGCTCTGCGTCTATCTCTTTCAGATATCACGCAACACACTCGCAAGGCTCTATTGAGTAATCATAGTTATCGCCAAAGAACACCATGCCTTTGCCGTTACATGTTGAGCATTCTGCTACATAAACTGAGTTTATCATTTTAGTTATCCTTTCTTACTGACTTACTGAGGTGATAGTAAGAGTAGCGTCTTTATCTAATTTCTGTATCTCTTTTAGAAACTCTAGGGCTTCCTCTGATGATGAGAATGATGGCACTGCCAATACTCGTGTTTTCTTACCATTCCAAATTGCTGTTTCGATTTTCATTTTATTTCCTATTCTTTCTTTCTGTTTATAGTTCTATCTTATACTAGGGGGCTGACATTTTGGCTACTTATTTGCTAAGGCTCATTGTGATTTGTATCACACTTATTTGCTTAGGCTCATTAGCCTTGTGTCCTTTATTTAGTTTTGATACTGAGTATCCTATCAGACATACCGCCAAAAGTCAAGACGACACGCCGTAGGCGTTGTGTGGTGTTAGTCACACTCTCCACATGGGCATTGTGGGAATTCTCGCTCTTGCTTAATTCTATTAGCAAGGCGCATAACCTTAGCGTATGTAGTAACACTAGCACCTCTAAAGGATACTAGTTCGCCATTGGCTACCTTTTCTGCAGCGATAGCGATTTTATCATTGAGTGTTAATGTAGTCATTTGAGACCACCTTTCTTTTTTTTAATTCTAGTGGCAGGGATTTCGCCTATTTACTATTTCTACCCTTATTTAATTTTCTATAGTAGAATACTAGCACACTACCCTCCAAAAGTCAAGTCCTAGCACGGCGTGTCGCATGTGATTTACACCACACGGGTCGGGCGCTGTGGTCTACATCACATGTGTCTTACATCACAATGTCCACAATGTCCGTTTTATACCCCTCAAAATGTCAGTGGTAGGTGTTAGGATACTAGTATCAAATAAAGAAAGGTTAGGTCTAAAAATGACTAACACTAAAGTAAATAAATGTAGAGTAAATGATTGCTCACACTCTAAAAAATTCGTTGAACGCTACGATGTAGTAGACGGAAAGGTTATCAAAAAAGATAACCACAAATGGCACTTCTGCCTAACTTGTGATAAGGTAGTCCATAAAGATTGGATAAACTATCACGAAATGCGTTGCAGTAGTTTCCATGAACTAAGAAAAAATTGCATAGAAAAAAATCATACACATAGCGAACATGTCGCTTGTAATCTCTAAGAAAGGATAACTAAATGTCAATAGAAATTTTCCGCATGAATAATGAGGGTGCAGGGTGGGTAGACATTGAAGATGCTACCACTGCAGAATTGCTAGACCTTGAATTAGCAATCGTAACTAAAGCACCTATGCAAATGCTTTGCTTCAAGTGCCACACACCAATTCCAAAAGGTAATGTGTGTGTAAATCATAAAAATGTGAAAGGGGGAATTTACCTTGACTAAGAAAAATGTTTTAATTAGTTTTGTAACTGATGCTGAAACTGATATTGATGCAGTGTTTAGTTTAAACAAAATTTTGCATAAACTTTCTGATGAAGAATTAGAAAAGTTTGATGCATTTACAGTTTTAGATGTAGAGTAATTTCTACACTAAAACGCCCGATCCTAAAGGTCGGGGCGTGTGATACGAATCACATTTCGAAATGTCCGTTTTGTACGCATACTCGTCAGTAGAATGTCAGTGGTCTATGTTAGGATAGATACTATCAAGATGAGATAAAGGTTATCTCAAAGAAAGGAGTCAAAATGACTCACTATACAATAAACACTTTACCTGCTTCATACGCTAATAAAATCGTATGTTGCTTCTGCTCACAATACGCTAATGAAAATTTCTGCGTATCTTGTAATGAATACAAGGGTCTAATGACTCTTGCTGAATTCATGACTACCTATGAAATCTCTGAATGGGTTTCAGATGAAGCAGATGAACTATCTGCTAAGTTAGACTCTCTAATTGCGAAAGGAGTGTATGCCTAATGTTATCTCAAAATACACTAGATAAAATCGTATATGAATATCAGCATGGTGGTGTAAAAAACTATCACCCTGAAATTTCTATGTCTGAGCGTAAGGCTTTGCTAAAGTACTTATTCTCTCTACCTACCCATTGTTCATGCTGCGTGAAAGGATAAATAAATGAAAAAAGATTTCTATGATGACTACTATGACTATCAGAATGATAATCTACTTGCAGTAGGTTGCTATTGCAAAATTAATTTTGTTTGCTCAGAATGTAAAAGGAGTTACAATTGAAAACGCTACAAGAAAAATTAGATCTCGCTGCAAAAGAATTAGAACCAATTCTTTTGGAATTGCTAGATGAGATTGATGAATAAAAATTCATAGCACTGCATAAAAATGCCCCGACGCATTCGGGCGTGTCGCACCTTACGTAAGATGTGATAAATCTCTCATTTTTTCAAAATGTCCGTTTTGATAGCATTTTGGATTTGATTTTGTCGCTGATAAATGCTAAACTTACAGAGTAAGAAAATGAAAGTCTCTTGAAAGGGGAACTAAATGTCCGCAAATGTCTATTCAATAGAAAATCTACTTGTAGGAAAAACTTATCGCTCTCGCTCAGTAGTGGGAGAAATTGTAAATGCTGAAAAGCACCCTCACGCTGTATGGTATGAGAATTGCGAAAGTTATCTTGTAGAAATTCGCCCTACTAATTCTCTGCGTAATACTTATCGCACTCTCGCTGTAAAAGTTTCAGACTAAGAAAGGAAAACTAACAATGAACTATCCTGTAAAAATTGAAACCTTCAATGGTTCAGTAAAAACTATCACACTTCCCTCTAAAGGCGCAGTAGCACAATTTATTTCTACTTACCCTGAACAATTACCACAAGGTATCTCTGTAAAAATTTCTTGCGACCTACTTGGCGTAAGAGGAACTCTGAAAGGAAAACTAAAATAATGAACACAACTTATACAGACTATCCATTCACTACTAATGGCGTGAAATTTATTTCTCGCATACATAATGATTCACCATTCGCAGGCAGAATTGCTATGCTACCCGTTCAGGTTATCAACGACATGAACATTCAAGCAGTTACAGAAATCATAGGTAACGCTTCTAAATTTACTCGTAACGAATTACTCGCAGAATTAGAGCGTGTAAATGATGGTGGCACTCATGCTTTCATTCTATTAGATGAGGAGAATAACTAATGATGACTAGAAAAGACTATGTAAAAACTTCAGACATTCTGCGTGGATTTTCAGAGGAAATTCACCCAGCAGTTTTTGAAGATTTAGTAGAGGAATTCGCACAATATTTTGCTTCTGATAATGAGCGATTTGATAAAGCACGATTTGAAAAAGCGTGTGGCATTGATGAGTTAGGATTAATTCCAGCATGAGTAGATTTCTAACAACTATCGTTCAGTTATCTTTGCTAACTGTAACAATTTATCTTGTGCGATTAATGATTCAAGATATAAAAGAAAACGGATTGTAGTTTTCAGATCCTAAGCATGATTTAAAACTGCTTGAAATTTCAACTAAATGCCCCGACCCTGTGGATATGTGGATAACTTTAAGGGGAATGTGATTATAATCACGAAAATATTTTCTCAGATTTTGAGATTTTACGGCGTGTCGATTTGAAAATGTCAGTAGAAAATGATAGGCTGGAAGCCTGAAAATAAAGAAAGGAAAAAACAATGAGAGGTTATTCTATTGTTGATTTACTAGTAGACCAATACTATGCGCCTACTTCACTACGCCGCCGTTTCAATGGTGGCATAATAAACTTCGCTGAAAAGCGTGAGGACACTTATCCACCTGAAGGGTGGGAACACTTTGCTATTCGCTATCGCCCAACAGGCTCACTAAAAGATGAGTGGGCTACAGTTGCCGTAAGAGTTTCAGACTACTAAGAAAGAAGGAAAATAAATGGGACTAGATATGTATCTCCACGCTAGAAAGTATGTGGAAAAAATTGACTGGAATAAACTTGATCGTGATAACGATATAAGTATGGACAGCCCTGAAGTGATTAATCCACTTTGGAATGATATTGTAGATACTGCTGGAATGGCAGGTGTTGCTACTGATATCTATGGCGTTCATGTAGATGTAACTTGTGCTTATTGGCGCAAGGCTAATCAGATACACAAATGGTTTGTAGATAATGTACAACAGGGTGAAGATGACTGCGGTGATTACTATGTATCCCATGAGAAATTGAAAGAATTATTGACTACCTGCCAACAGGCTCTATTCAATAAAGACCCTAATCTATTGCCACCACAGCCAGGATTTTTCTTTGGCTCATATGATATCGATGAATGGTATTGGGCAGATATCAAGGACACTATCAAGAAACTGAAGCGTGTGCTTGAATTGCCTGAAATGTCCAAATTGTCCTTTTACTACACTTCTTCATGGTAAAAGGCGTGGGGGATTTGATTTTGTCAGTCCCCCATGATAGGATTTATTTATAAAGAAAGGAAATAAACTAATGACAGAAAAACTTGAATTGGCTCTACGCCTAATAAAGAGTTGCCATATTTGTAATGGCACAGGTTATCACTACTACGGAAATGGAGAGGACTACTTTGACGCTGAAAGTTGTGAGTGTAATCTCTATGATATTATCTTAGACCAAGACGGAGACGTTATTTGGGACAACGGCTTGCTAACTGAGCCTGAACTTGCTATATTTGGAACTATGGAGGCTAACTAAAATGGGAAGTAATTTTGCTACTGAAATGGCAGACGGAACACTAGAGGATTTAGGTATTCACCTAGATTTAGAAACTCAGATAGGTATTCACTTATCTGCTAATCACTATCCACCCGTACCTAAGTCAATGGTTCAACCTTGTATTGAGGCTATTGACGCCGTAAATGATTTAGGACTATGGGACTTAGAAATTCCCCTGCCTGAAGGCGTATCTTGGAGAGGTTTGACTAGCGCACCTGCCCATGCTATTATTTCTAATCACCACTTAGACGCTTGGATTATTGAAAGAGAGGACTACTAAAATGGAATATAACTATTCTCTAACTATCTCCTATGACGGAGAACTTGTATCAACAACACGCACCGCAGATTTACTAGAAATTGTAAATGCTTGGAATAAATGCGTAGACTTTGGCGATGCTAAAGAATATGCTACTTACAACCTATCAGACCCTATTGGTAAAATGTATACCAAAACTTTTTATAGAAATGGGTGGGTATCTATAAAATGACTGCTACAATGACAAACATGGAACTACGCTTCGCTGATTATCTTTTTCCTAATCAATTAATGGAAGAAGATCTAATTGAGGTAGAGGATAATTTATTGACAGTCGTTTCAATTAATGAAACAAAAGAAGGATATCAATTAATTTTATCTGATGACTTTGGTGATGAAACAGAATTGTTTTTAACTGAAGATGATAAAGTTAAATGGTATGTTTTTGTAGAGACTGAATAAAAACCCCCCGACCCGTCCATTTTGTCCGTTTTGTGAATTAAGTACGATTTGATTTTTTCCCCTAAAAATGTTAAACTAGATTATGTTTAAAAAGAGTAGTGAAGACCTAAGACGCTTAATGGAATTAAGGCGATCTAATGCTGCTTCCCCAAAATTAAATAAGAAAAAATACACTAGACAAAGTAGCAAAAAAATGTTAGAATTAGAAAAGAAAGAAAGGCGCTCATGAAACTAAAAAGAAGCATGGACAGAAAGGTAACTAATGCTGTATCGAAAAATGGAAAGACCCCAACAATTGCCAACACTTTTGGATTGCCTAGTGGAAAGGCTTACTCATGCCCTGGTGAAACCTCTGTATGTAGCAAAGTCTGCTACGCAGGAAAACTTGAAAGGGTATATAAAGGAGTAAGAGAAGTATTACTTCATAACTGGGAATTACTAAAAGACGCAGACCATGACACTATGGAAGCATTGCTCACAGATATGATTAATGATTTCAGAAAAGATTGTGAAAAGAAAGACGCACCTATGCTATTCCGTATCCATTGGGATGGCGATTTCTTTTCAGATGAATATGCATTCGCATGGAAGCATGTCATTCTAAATAATCCTGATATAAAGTTTTGGGTATATACCCGTGTGGCTGCCGCTGCAGATATGCTAAAGGGTATCGAAAACCTATCTCTCTATTTTTCTACTGATAGTGAGAATAAAGAAATTGCTATTAATCTTAATAAAGATAAAGGAATTAAATTAGCATACCTTGCAGATACTTTTGCAATAGGACAGTCAGACATGAAAGAGATGATTGGTAAAGTAGGCGCTAAATGCCCTGAGAATAAAAAGGCTATTCCGCTTATTTCTACCGCTGGCTCTGCGTGTGTATCGTGTGGATTGTGTATTGAAAATAAAGCAAATATAGTTTTCTCTGCTAAGAAAAAGTAGGGGATCTAGGGGGACTTGCCAAATACCCCTAAAAATGCTACAATGGCAAAAACAGAAAGGAAAGCATGGAAGTATTAATAATAACACTATTAGTCTTAGCCTTGTTTTTCGCAGGCATGGGACATAGAAAGTGATTTACCTCACATATCTCACATTTTGAGATTTTAGGGGGAAATAACTTGACAAGCCCAAAAATAAATGAAATAATAAATACATCAACCTAACAAAAGGAGAAAAACAAATGGCAGTAAATACAGCACTATACAAAGTAGGAGATACCTACACAAGCCAAAAGTCAAAGCAGACAGGCGTTATCAAGGAAATCGTGCCACAGGCAAATGGTAATGTTCGTGTTCGCTTAGATGTTGAGGGTGCTACACGCTGGACTACTTGGACACCTAAATCCAACTAATTTAGCAAACGCTAACGCCACCTGAGCAAGTGGAGGCTAAACTGCTCACTTGATTTCTTTACTAGAAAATGCTAGTATAGGATAAGCCCAAACACCAAACAGAAAGGAAAACAATGTCAAGAGGCAAAGCCATAAATGTCAAGATTGCTACGACCAAAGTAATCAAGGCACTTGAAACTAAACTAGCCCAACTCCAAAAGGATAAGGCTAATCAGAAAGTCAATGAGGAAAAGTTCTCAAAGGCACAAGAAAAGTATAACAAAGAGATTGCTAAGTTAGCACTTGGTCAAATCTCTAAGGCAGAGGACTTGTCTGCTCACACTCGCTACAATGGCGAAATAAATGTATCGTTCTCCTTGCCAAAGGGAACTATTGAACTTCCAAAAGAACCTGAAAAGGATTTTGAGAGTTTCCACGATTGGCAATACAAGGAAATGGTAGAGGAAATTGAAAACGCTATCCGTATTCTGAAAATGACAGATGAGGAAGTAGTTTCAACTTCAACTTACAACGCTATCGCTAGATACTTGTAAATCACTTTCCTGAGCATGAAATAAAACTGCTCACCAAACCACCACAAACAGAAAGGTAAAACAAATGACATTAGGCGGATACACTTATCAAGTAGGAGATTTATTCACTACTTCTAAGACAGGCGTTACAGGCAGAATTGAAAAGTTTATTCCTGTTCGTCAAAATGTAACTCGTGTTATGTTGCGCTTGGCAAATAATCAAACAAGATTTGCTATGGTAAAAACATACTAACAGAATTGCTCTCTGTGTTCACGGCAGACTGCGATCTAAAACTAGATTAGATTGAACTTTCTGCGAAAGTCCCTTGAGAGCCTTCATCCTGAGCATGATGTAAAACTGCTCTAAAACCCCCCGACCCGTGTGACTAAGATCACATCTCATTATGTGAGATTAATTAAGAAATAGATTTGTATTTCCCACATTTTTTTGCTATGCTTAGTTATACCAACAAGAAAGGAAAGCCCTAATGATATCAACCGCATTAGCAATACAAGAAGCAACAATGGAAGCCGTTCATGACGAGGAAACTATGAATATGGCTGCCCATATTTTTCATTCACGAAATGAAGTTTCAGAGGATGAATTTATCAGAATGATGTTTATGTATTCTGCTCATCTATCAGCGATTACTGCTACTCTAGTTACTCATGCCTGCTTGACTGAAAGCCAACTAAATGATATGCTAGAAACAATAAAAGAAATGGAAACAATGGGAAAGGACATTGAATAATGGAAGAGACAACAATAGAGGTCCCCTCACACTATAACGCTAATCAATTAGTAACCTATAAGGTTATCAAGGATGGCGTAGCCTCATTCCCAACTACTAAGGTTAATGACCTTGAGTGGGAACTAGAGCAATACCGTCGCACTCAGGACAGAGTTAATGAACTCCAGTCTACAATCAATAAAATTATCGATAACATGTCTGAAGAGTATTGGTTTAATCCTAATACAGAAAAAGAAACAATACTCGAAGACCTTTGCGAGATTTTAAAATTCAACCCAGTTAAAACTGTAGAATTCTCTGCAGTAATTAATGTTAATGGTGCAATCGAAATTCCTCTAAACGAAGCAGAAGACTTTGATTTAGAATCATTCTTGTCAGATACAATTAGCGTTGATTCTTACGGCGGTAATGTTGATATTCATGATTGGAATATTGATAATGCATATGAAAACTAGTTTCTGATAGGGGGCTATCCGAAAAGGACCTGAGTACGTCCTAATAAACTGCTCAATTTTTATTTGAGATCCCCCGCAAATGGGTCGGGGGGCGTGATATAAATCACATGTGAGATTAAGCACATGTCCGATTTTTCCCATTTTAATTAAGATGATTTGACTTTATTTCCCCGTAATGCTAAACTAGATTGTAATCTATTGAAAGGAAAAAAATATGGCTCATGAATTAGAAACCCAAAATGGTGTTGCTAGTTTCGCTTCTTTCCGTGAACCTGCTTGGCATGGTCTAGGCACAGTATTCACAGAAGAAAAAAATACAGCAGAAATGTTGGCTGCTGCTAATCTAAATAACTGGAATGTTCGTCTTGAAGATGTAAATATTCCTACTCACTTATCATCAGATAAGAACTACCAATATGTAGTGCGTACCAATCCTACAGATAACACTCAGACAGATATTCTTGGTGTTGTAGGTGAGCGTTATCATGTTCTACAGAATGAAGATTTATTTTCATTTGGTGACAATATCCTAGATGGTGGTGGTCGTTGGGAAACTGCTGGCGCTATTCGTGGTGGTCGTGTAGTATTTGGCTCTCTTGCTCTTGAGCGTGAGACAGTGCTAGACCCTAATGGTGTTGCAGATAAGGTAAAGACTTATCTTCTTATCAACACATCACACGATGGCTCTATTGCTATTCAAGCGTCAATCACTCCCGTTCGTGTTGTGTGCGCTAACACTCTCAACCTTGCTCTTGGTGGCGTAGGTCGTAAGCGTAATAAAGGTATCAAGCAATCTTTCAAGATTCGCCATACTCAGACAGCACAAGGTAAAGTCGCTATTGCTCGTGAGGCTCTTGGTCTTGCCAATACCTACATGGATGAATTCGACAAGATGGCACACGCAATGATTCAGAAAGAAATCACAGCCGTTGATTTTAATAAAATCATTCTTGCTGCTTATCCAAAGCCTGAGAAAGATACTAAGGGCGCAATCAAGAAGTGGGAAAATAAAGTTGATACAATCAACGATATTTACACTGGCGAATTCAATGGCATGATTGCTAACACTGCTTGGGGTGCGTTCAATGCTCTAACTGAGCGCCTTGACTGGTATCGTTCTGCTCGTGGTGGCAATAACGAGAGTATTCTCGCTGCTGCTAGTGGATTTGACCCATCTATCACAGCAGAAAAAAATCGTTTGCTAACTATTGTTCGCAACACATTAGAATTAGTGTAAACTAATTCAACACCTGAGCAAGTGTAAAAACTGCTCACTATTTTTTTTGCAGATCATAAATTGAAATTGTAATCTTAATATGTGAGACGGGTCGGGGGTGTCCGTTTTGTACCTTTTATTAAGAATGATAGTATTATTTTTTAAAATTTTTTTATTAAGAGGGACTTGATTTTTTCCCGAAATTTTGGTATTCTATATTTACACCAAGAAAGGAAATAAAAATGAAAGTTGAATTATATGAAATGGAATATTCTGTTTCTCCAGGAGGCAAGGATTGCTGGGAAGCAACAGTATATACAGGCTTAGGACATTCTTCTAACTATAGTGAATATAGATCTGCTGGAGAGGCTTTAGACCATTTGATTTCTGTATACCCTGGCGTAGAACTAGAAGTTGACGTAACTACCCTTGAAGCGTATAATTTACAACAGGAAAGGGTATAAAAATGTTAGTAGACGACTTAATTATTAAAGTATATGAGGATAATTATTCCCATATGGACTTTATGGAAAATATGAATGGTGGAGACTGTGATTGTGCTTTACATTCTTTCTTTAAAGTAATAGAGGTTTATACATGCTAGGTTATGAAAAATCAGATTTAGACATGATGATTGCTAATGTAAACATTGCTTCTAAGCAATTAGGCAATTCAGGTATTGCTAGGGGACTAGATGAAGTATCTTTATTTCTTCAAGGTCTATGGGCAGAGGGGTACTTTGACTAATGGATAAAGTTTTATACTGGTCAGATCTAGCAGAGTTAACTCATCAAACACAAGTAGATTTATTTGACTTCTGTGCTTGTGAAGAGCAAGAGTTATTTCCATATGAGGATTGTCCAAGGGTGTGACGAAAGTCACATTACGAGGGCTTGACTTATACCCCTGATTTTGGGAAAATAAGACTATGGACATTTACTTAGAGGAACTCACCAAAACTGTAGCCTATCACGATTCGTATTGTGATTGCCGTGATTGCGCTATGTATTATTTTCTAACAGAAAGGGAAAATGAAAATGCCAATGTATGACCTAAAGGTAGTAGTAGAGTATTTCTATGAAGTAGAAGCAGAGACTGAGGAACAAGCAGAGGAACTTGGTTGGCACTATGAAGACCACGCTTACTCAGGCGAAGTTTATTCTATTGAGGTATGGGAAAAAGAAGAAGAGGAAGTAGAACTAGATGAGGAGGTTAAGTAATGCCTAACTGGTGCTATAACTATCTTGACATATCAGGTGATGAAGCCTTGGTTGCAGATGTAAAACGACAACTCAACAAACCATTTGTCATGAGCCATGATTCATGGAATATGAATACAAAACAAATGGAAATATCAGAAACAAGTTATTCAAACCCTGTCTTTGCATTTCATAATATATATAATCATAGACAAGACGGTATCTCAGATGAGGATTACATAAAGCAACCTGACCATACCCTGCCTTTAGAAGAATCTCTTATGTTCAAGGGCAACCATTGGTACGACTGGAATGTTCGCAACTGGGGAACCAAATGGGATGTTGCAGTTCGTGACGGTGATGAGTATCCTGAGACTGAGTTATATGAAGAGACTGATAGTTCTGTGGGGTATAAGTTTAATACTGCTTGGTCTCCACCTGTTGAGGCTATAACTAAACTATCAGAACAGTATCCTAGCCTAGAGATGAATCTATCTTATGAGGAAGAAACTGGTTGGGGTGGTTCTGTCAACTTCAATAACGGTATTGCTACTGAAGAAGAATCATATGAAAACAAATGTAGAGATTGTGATTCACTAAATAGTTTAGAATACTGTGAAAATGATTGTGGTGAGATTTGTTCAGAGTGTAATTATATGGGGGAAGCAGACCTTGACTGTGTTGCGGAATGTGATACCCACAAGGTATACTTGGACAATGTGCCAGAATACAGAAAGGTAAGCAATGATTGACAAGTTAGTAGAATATATCAAGTTACATGCTCTTAGCATGGAGCAAGATATTGAAAACATTCATACTAAATATGAAGCAGGTGGTATGTATTCAAATGAGGATACGTACATGGAAGAGTATTTGGCAGGTGCCATTGCTGCCTGCTATCATATTCTATCTACAATTGACGAGTTCAGAAAGGAACAGTAGTGGAAATATCACCAACAACATTAGAACCATACCTGCAAAAACAGGTAGACCATGATATCAGCGGTATCGATATCATGCACGGTCACCTAAAAGTTCTCATGCTGCAGGCAGAGCAAGAACTAATTAATGCACAGGCTTTGGAGGATGAAACTGAAGAGGCTATGGATTCTATGGAACGTAAATATTGGGAGGGTATGTGTGACGCATATGCTCATCTATATAGTTTGACATATGATTTATCATTCGCAATAGCAGCAAGAAAGGAAGAAGAATAATGGGAGCACGTTGTACATTTGTATTTAAAACTAGTGAGGACCATGCCGTGGCACTATACAGCCACTGGGGTGAGGACTCGTTGTATCCAGACCTGGCAGCGGCATTGAATCATGCAAGACCTAGGTGGACGGACCCTTCATATGGTACCCGTATGGCAATTAGTTATTTAATTCAGGATAACATCATGGACGAGACTGGCTTTGGTATCTATGGGTGTGACCCTACGGACCAGGCATTCATGGACACACCAATCACAATTGATTTTACAGATAATACTGTAGGCAATGGTGAAGACTGGCATTCATTTGATGAGTTTGTTAATTATCATGGAATGGCTATCTCAAAATAAATTTATCTGAGAAGACGGAGAATGGGTCACTCCGCACACAGGGTGAGGCGCAGGCTGTGGTGGGTCTTGCGCCTCCCCACCTTTTTTGGTAGAATGGAGGTATGCGTATATTGAGAGGTCTTAGGCTAGGAATATCAAAAGAAGAAAAGGTTGCTATTGCTATTGGCAGACTTGTATCTGACTTTGGTCTTGACCTTGAGGCAGTTGGAAAATATCTAGCAACAACACAGCCATATGTAGTTTATGCTCGTGTGCTGGAGGTATTAGAAGCAACTGAATACAACAAGACTGTATCAGAGTATAGGCAGATAGGACAATACTATGGCGACCAACTTCGCTAACAAAGCGGGTATATTATCAGATCTCTGGATTAACTTTAGAGATGAAGAACAGTTCAGTGACTTTATAGAATATAATGACATTGGACTCCCGTTAGCATATTTTGTTCATACTGAATTAGTTAAACCTGCTGATCAAGCAATAATGTATATAGAAGAAACATTTAATTTGTTATGTGCTGCATTAGAGTTAGATCTAGAAGGAGACTATGAATCATTGAATGAAATGTTTGATAAATCTAATAATGTAGAGTAGGGTTGACAGCCTGCAGCAGATGTGCTATGCTGTGGGCTGCGCCCCGACCCTATCTTTCAAATTCCAAACACTTTATTACGAAGATAGTATTTTTTTCCCAGAATTTTTATTACGATCAAACATAAAAAATCCCAGCATTTTATCAAACAAATTTTTATTTGTCAAATCAGGGTTATATCCCTTATACTGTATATAGGTATGTTTGTCAAGGATCTTTTATATACCGCCGCCGAATGGCGGCAGCCCCGAAGGGGCGTGAGATTTCCCAAAAAAACATTAAGAACCCTTTTCAAAAAATCCCTGAAAGTTTGGCGGGGTACAAAAAGATATACCCAAATCCCTCTATATAAAACATTACGAAAACACTTTATTTTTCCCTGATTTTCAAACATTTTAAAACATTTTTATATGGTTTTATAACATTTTGTTATGGTTTTTAAACATTTTTAAACCACATTTTGTCTATAATTTGGGACAAATCATTTGACAAATATGGTTTGATATGGTATTATGCAGGCTATTTGGCTATTTGACATATAAGGTTTTATATGATATGGGGTTTGGGAACTGGGTTGGTTTGAACTGTCGCATTACGATCCATCTTCTAAAGATGTTCCATTCCCCACTTTCCTCCCTTTTCCTCCACCTATAGTATATGAAAATATAATCAGTAATATATTTTTGTGGATAAACCTGTGGATAACTATGAGATTTTGTGGAAAACGGGGTATACAAATCAGGACATTTAGGCTATACTTGTCATATGCAATTCATTCCTGAGCATCAAACCAATAACCTAATCTTGAGGTTTATAGCCAATCAGATATTTCACCGTATATCCCATATGTTCTTATCTAGGTCATTAAGGATATATTATATATATGAGAATGAGTATGATGAGGATAACTCCTTTGTACCGCCGAAGTTTGACCATCTTAGAATTAGAACCTATAACTGGCTATACAATGTTTTAGATAAGCCATATAGTAGATGGGGAACACATTACGATATATCTTTTGATGATGAAGACCAAGAATTAATGGATAGGCTTGGCTCTGATTATGACGAGAATGGTATCCCATATTGGGAGAAGACAGGAACAGTGGATCCAGATTATGATTTACGATAAAATATCTACATGCCTTGAATGGCTAAGTATAAATGACATTGAATGGGATTTGACATACTAGCCAACACTTTGCTATAATTATATCTAGAAGGCATGAACGGCTGATGGTTTACCGTGTGGTCGTACCTCTTCTAGCATCCGCTCCCTTTCTGGCGGATAAGTCGCCTCTCCCTTTCTGGAGGCGCACTCCTGAGCATGAGTCTAAACTGCTCCCTTTCTGTATAATATAGATATGAGTCTATACAGAGAAAAGAATGAGTTTATTCCCATTATGAGGGATACAGATGATCATATAGATGATTATGAAGCAATAGGCATTGATTGATATACCCCAACCATATTGCCCTGCAAAGGGGCAAATGTTGGTTGTGGGGTTCTATTTTGCGCCGAACTTTAAACGCCGCTTTTCCCATATTTCTAGATCTTGCGGATGATCAAAGTCTTCAGTCCAGTCGTTGATTTCAACATAGTTTGATTTATTTGTAAAGTGATGCTGTACCCGTAGGCTTTCAAGGTTCCTTATCTTTTTATACAACAGGTATGTTCCAGGACCTTTTTTGTTTTCTTCTATTACCTGCTGTAGGACATTACGAACGAACTCTTTTTGTCCCCCGTCAAAACTCAATGCAAATATTTCTTTATATTTTTTGCCAGTAATTTTTGATGCTTTGGGGCGTAGAAAAAACTGTATTGGATCTATATTATTTGCTATTGTCTCTACCGCTTGATCAGAAAACCAAACATCACCAAATGCAATAATTGTTCTATCTTCCCCCCACAGATGGACTGATGAGTACAGTTTGGCTGCATCATTCCAGTTGCCTTCAAGAGGATATTCAGTGGCAGCATTTATACTTATATTGTTTTTAGATATTACGACTATATCATTGCTAAACTTATTAAACTGATTAATGGTTCTGTTTAGCAGTGGTTCGCCATCTATTATTGCAAGATGTTTTGGGGTATTACGAAAGTTATTCCAACGTGTACCTTTTCCTGCTGCTGGAATGATTACTCTCATGTCAGTCCATATAAACTAATACATCAAATGCTTCTTCGCAAGATATACATAGTGATGTTGGCTTGCCTTTAACATACTTACCGTCGCCGAGAATTATTTTTCCGCTTTTTTGCATGTCTAATAGATCTGGCGTTAATTTACCATAAATAATTGGTAATAGTTTTACATGACATTTTGGACACATAAGAATTATTCTATCATAGTTGCATTTATTTTTGCTATAAGGTATACTCTTTATATGGGACAATGTAAATGTGGTTATTCAACTGAGTATCCAGACTGCAACGGCACACATAAAATTGTGAAAGCAGTTAAGGATGATATTATTAAACAATTAGAAGATATAGATATAGATGGTAGCAAACTAAATGCTCTTGGGTTTAAAATGCTTGCCATCGCAGCAATCAGGGGTAAGTAATGAAACATGAGGACTTGAGAGATCCTTTCACATATTGGAGAGAAATCTTGACTATGGTATTTATTATAGGCTTTTTACTTGGCGTATGGGCTTCTTAAAATACTGTAATGACTGTAATACCCCGCTACAAAATGGGGCTTGCCTTTATTGTTATAATAATAAAGAAGCGTTAGAGGAATTTGAAAAAGAAGACGATATGTGATATCCTTATAATAAGGGTCTAATTAAAATATAGAGAGCGAGATATAAATGAATCCTAAAGTAACTATTGTTGGAAGACTTGGCAAAGATCCAGAGGCTATTGGACAGTCTGGAGCACGTTTTACAGTTGCCACAAACGACAGAGTAAAGAATGAAACAACGGGTAAGTGGGAAGATAAAGACACATCTTGGTGGACAGTAAAGGCTTGGAAAACTCTTGGACAACAAGCACTTGCTAACCTTAAAAAGGGACAAGAAGTAACAATTGTTGGAACAATTTATCAAGAAAGTTGGAAAGACAGCAGTGGCAATGCAAGAACATCCTATGAAGTTAATGCAGAATCAATTGCTCTAACTCTTCACACAATTGCAAAAGAAGTTCCATCGCCTGCTATGGCAACAGTGAGTGGAGAAGATCCATGGGTCAAGGCTAATGCCTAATTGGACAGAGGAACTCTCAGACGAGCAGAAGAAGCAAGTCTGGGAGTTCATTGTTTTTACAGTAAAAGAAATACGAGAGCAGATTGCTCTTGATATTGAGTATACTTATGAAGTATGGGCTACACACGGCAAAACAAAAAGTCGTAGAACTAAAAAGGCTTTTGAAGTTTGTGCAGATATAGCCAGAGGATTAAACGAAAGGATGCCAGATGAAACTAACAGAGGCAGCACAGGAGAAGGTTAGAGAATTAATTAAGGGTACACAAATTGCTATCCCTAATCATGAAATATTCTTACGTGTTACTGTAATGCCTGGAGGATGCTCAGGGCTAAAACATCAAACATATTTTGATTACGAAAAACGTGATAATGATAGCGTGTTTAGTTATGATGGGTTTGATCTTAGAGTAGATAATCTATCTTTGCCTTATCTAGATGGGGCTACCATAGAATACTTTGATACCATTGAAAAACAAGGATTTTTTCTAGATAATCCAAATGCTACAGGAACATGTTCTTGTGGTGATAGTTTTCACTAATGGTGTTATACTCACCATATGACAACAAACAGAATAGTTGCTCTTAGCACAACTTCACCTTTATTGCTAAGTCCTGCAGGAACACACTCTGGAGTTGATATCACAGTGCAAAATATCAACGCTACAGGATATGTTTATCTTGGCGGATCAAATTTAACTAACGCAAATTATGGTTTTAGAATTGATCCTAGCCATGCAATTTCAATTGAATTAAATGGAAGAGATGCTTTGTATGCCCTTGGTTCTACCAGTGGATTATCTGCTTCTATTCTTATGACTAATCTAGAACAAGGAATGTAATGGCACGTTTTTATAATCCACCAGATGTTGGCGTACCTGGTCCACAAGGTCCACAAGGTCCTACTGGTCCGCAAGGTCCACAAGGAGATCCTGGTCCTGCTGGAGGATTTGGATATTCAGCATCATATTGGAGCACTGTAGATCAAACTGGAACAAGTGGATCTATTCAAGCACATACATTAAATAATATTGATTGGGAAGATGGAATTCAGTTAGTAGATAATTCTAAAATTACCTTTTTATATGCTGGTAAATACAATATTGCATTTTCTGATCAGTGGCACCACACTGGCGGTGGAGGATCTGGTAGCACAGTAAATATTTGGCTTGCAAAAAACGGTACAGCAATAGAGGATACAAATACAAAAGTAATTGTTAACACTAATAATCCTTATTATGTTGCAGCATGGAACTTTTTTGTTAATGCTAGTACAAATGATTATTATCAAATAATGTGGTCTGCTGATACTACAACTATAAAATTAGAAGCAGAGCCTGGAACTGGCAGTGGTGCAAATCGCCATCCGTCAATTCCTTCTGTTATTGTAACTGTTAACCAAGTAGGTTAATTTGACAAAACCTAGGGGTAGGTATATAATAGAAGTATGGAAAAGGGTAGAGTAGTTATTTGTGATTTATGCAATAAAACTATAGAAGTTCGTTGGGGTATTTTTGCTCATCAATCTTTATACCGCCATAAAAAGGCTGATCATAAATGAAACAAAGAATCATTGAGTTTGCTGCAGATGGTACAGCAATTCCAGATATAAAACCTTCTAAAAACTCTATACCCACATGGTATAAAGATATACCAACTTTTAACAAAAAGAATATAGTCTTTAATGATGGCATAGAGCCATTTAAAAATGTCAAATCATGTGTACCATTTTTAGATGCAATGAACACTGGTTATACCGTTACACTATGGTCAGACGTTTATTGTAATCTTGGTGATACTGGTAATCATAATTTTAGATGGACAATCGGACCAGATCCTATTTTATACCGTGGTAAAAATAAACATTTTTTAACTACAACAGATGAGTTTACTGATGATAGTTTTGCATGGCAGTCTCCATACTGCTTTAAATTACCAGATGGTTACAGTGCTATTGTAACTCACCCATTTAATAGGCATGACTTGCCCTTTGTTACACTTACAGGAATTGTAGATGCCGATGATATTATGACTTCTGGTAATGTACCGTTTTTGCTTAAAAAGGACTTTAGTGGTATCATTGAAATAGGAACTCCTTTATTTCAGATTATTCCATTCAAAAGAGAAACTTGGAAAGCAGAAAGAAATGAAGAACTTCTCAAAATTGCTAATGATCAAAAAATTTCATCACAAAGAAAGTTTTTTAATTATTACAGAGATAAAATTTGGAAAAAGAAAGAATATCTATAGGAGATAATATGCCACACAGCGTAAAAGAAAGAATAACAATTGGATGGTGCGATAACGGAGTTGTAGAAGGACGTTTTGCAAGCGGTATTGTTAATACTGTCATTCAAGGAAAAGAATTTGGATTAAATATTATTAACACTATTCGTGTTAATGGTAATCAGATTGCACGTCAAAGACAATCTTTATGGGATTTTTGGGCAGACCTATCTGATAGTGAATGGTTGTTATGGGTTGATTCTGATATTATCATTACCCCACAAGTTGTAAAAATGCTTTGGGAAGTTGCAGATAAAAAGACTAAGCCAGTTGTAACGGGGACATATTTTGTTTCTGCAGAAAACGAACAAACTCTTATGAGACCAATGCCAGCGTTGTATTTAGAAACAGGTGATATTTATCAAACACAAGTTTTACATCCTTTGCCAGAAAATCAGGTTGTTCCAGTAGATGTGGCTGGGTTTGGACTTATGCTAATGCACCGCTCAATTATTGATCCAGTAAAGGCTGTTGCTGGTGATATTTCTGTGTTTGGAGAAAACCAACAGGCTGCTAATAAGTTTGTTAGTGAAGATGTTTCATTCTGTCGCAATCTTAAGAAAGCAGGATTCCAATTGTACGCACATACTGGTGCAACTGTTCAGCATATGAAAACATTTTCATTTGATAAAAACTATTACAACATATATTGGGATGCTATGACTAGCGGAAAGATTAAGAAGCCCGAAAATGGCTGATCCAAATCAAACTCCACAAAGAGGTGATTGGGCTTGTCCATGCAATGGCTGTAAAAAGGCTGTTGCTTTTGAACGCAAACAACTTTTAGAACTACTTGAAGTAACCAAAGTTGAATATCAGATTTATCGTGGGTCAAGTTTTGATAAAGATGGCAATCTTCTTTGGATGAAAGATGATGTTGAAGCATATTCTGAAGGAATAGATGTTGCAATTAATTTAATAAAAAGCAGAATGGATAAAAAGAAATGAAACTATTGGCAATAGGTATGCAACATCACGATCATAATGCAGCATATTTTGATGGAGAAAAACTACACTATCATAAATTTGAAAGAACAAAACAAATTAAACACTTTGAATATGAAAATAGATGGGAAATATTTAAAGATGTTCAAGAACTATGGAACTTTAAATTAGATGAAATAGATGATATTGTTATTGATTATGACTATGCTACCTTTTTTCAAAACATAGACCCAGAGTTTGATTTAACAAGACCAGAAGTGTTATTTTATAGAATACCAAAAAAATACAATCCTTTTGAATCTTTTGGTATAAAAAATGCATGGCATATAAGCCATCATTATTCTCACGCCTTATCCACATGGATGCTAGAAGATAAGAATAATTCTCCAAGAGTTAGAGTTGTTATAGATGGCATGGGAAATAATAAAACATGTACAATTTTTGAAAATAATGTTGTTATAAAGAGTGTATATGAGGCTGACGCTGGATCAATTGGGTTTCATATGAACAATGCTGCTATGTGGCTTGGTGTAAACAAAGTGAGTTCGCTTGACAATGCTGGCAAAGTTATGGGCTTACAGTCATACGGAAGGGTTCATGACCAATACTTAAAAGAAATTAATGAGTTTGGAATTGATAATGCTAATGCCATATTTGACTTGACTAGATGGAATAACTACATGAAAGATCCATTGTTAACTAATCTTACCCCTCTTGACTGGATTAGAACTGTGCATGAAAGAGTTGGGGATCTTTTAGTAGAACTATTTAGTAAGTATATTAATAAAGAAGAAAGTGTTTCGTACTCTGGAGGAGTAGCACAAAATGTTGTATGGAATACAAAACTAATTCATAATTTTCCTAATATAATTATTCCACCACATTCTAGTGATGAAGGATGTAGTTTAGGTGCAATTGAATGGTTAAGAAAATATCACGATCTTCCTGAGTTTAAACTTGAAAACTTTCCATATTGTCAAAATGATTATGCTCCAAGCACAGAGCCTACAGATGAAACAATTAAGTATGCAGCCAAAATGTTGGCAGAAAATAAGATTGTAGGTTGGTATCAGGGACATGGGGAAGTTGGTCCTAGAGCGTTGGGTCATAGGTCTATATTAATGAATCCTGCTATACCGCTTGGAAAAGAAATTATTAATTCTGTTAAAAAACGAGAAAACTATAGACCATTTGGAGCATCTGTTTTATCTGAGCATGTACTAGATTATTTTAAATATGATATAAAAGATCCACACATGCTATTTACTAATGACTTTAAGGTTGATACGTTCCCAGCAATTACTCACGTTGATGGCACTTGTAGAACTCAAACGGTAGAAAATGATGGATCTGCATACAGAAAACTAATTGAAGAATTTTATAAGTTGACTGGACATGCATTAATTCTGAATACTAGTTTAAACATTAATGGAAAACCAATTGCAGGATATCCTGAGAATGCTATTGACTTGTTTGAGTTTTCTATGATAGACTGTATGATAATTGGAAATACAATATTAAATAAATAATGGTCTGTAGTTCAGTTGGCAGAACAAGGCACTGTTAATGCCTGGGTCGTAGGTTCGAGTCCTACCAGACCAGCCAAGCGAATATTGCATAGTGGTAGTGCGTAACCTTGCCAAGGTTAATGTGCGAGTTCGATTCTCGCTATTCGCTCCAAGGTCCGTTAGTTCAGTTGGTTAGAACGCCACCCTGTCACGGTGGAGGTCGTGAGTTCAAGTCTCATACGGATCGCTAAGTCTCCATCGTCTAGTGGTTAGGACAACACCCTTTCACGGTGTAAACGAGAGTTCAATTCTCTCTGGAGATACTCGAAATAACATCT